CCTGATTTAATAGGAGATAATCAACCTGATTTTCAAGATGAAGTTACATTAACTTATGCAGGATCTACAAGGGCAGGGCAAATAGTTAATATAGATACAAGGCAAGGTGGACAGACTTATCTGTTTACATTATTGGTGAGGTTCTGATGGTTAAAAGTAGAGGTATTGAAAACATAGAGAGAGATCTTACTGGCAACTTAGAACGTGATTTAAATATTTTTGTTCGTGCTGTATTAATTGATTTATCTACCGAGAAAAATAGTCCTGTTGATACTGGTTTTTTTGCTTCGAGTTGGACTGCTGGTACGCAAAGACCTAATCCTAATGAACCAAGAGAAACAGTTGCACCTTGGAGTGATATCAAACCCACAAGAAAAGGTGCTAGATCACCTCAAGCAAGAGTTGAACCTAGATTTATTAATGCAATACCAAATTTCAAACCTTTTTCTAAAGTATTTATTGGTAATACCTCACAATATGCAGCAAGAGCTTTAGGTTCTCCAAGAAGTAAAATTCCTGTATATGTTCAAGGTAAACTTCGTGAGAAGATAGACCAAATATTTACAGATAAAAGACCAAAACTTGGTGTTGCTACATTTGGTACTGGTGTTAGAGGAACTGAACCGAATCCAAATGTCAGATTTACAGGAAGTGGTATTGGTCAATTCGCAGATCCTGAATCAGTATTTGTTGATTACGAAACCCCATGACTTTAGTTAACACAAGAGCAGCTTTTGAAAAAGCAGTAAAAGATGCAGTAGCAGCAGCAGATAATACTGTTGAAATGGTTTATGACAATATGGTTTATAAAACACCTGGAAAAACTAAAAAATATATTCTTATGTCTGTTGATTTCGGACAGGCAACGGCTCAAACTCAGGGAGCATCACAAGATTTCTATTCAGGTGTTATACAATGCAAGATTTATGTTCCAAGAGGTAAAGGTAGTGCAACTTTAGCTTCAATAGGCGAAGCTGTTATTGATGGGCTTACTTCTGTTAATGCTTCTAATTATAGTGATACGTTTAGTTGTTCTCCTAGAGTTTTAGATATTGTCGGCCCTGCTCCTATTGAATTAGATGATTCTTCACATTTTCTTGGCTTAATATCTTGCCAATTTACAGCAAATGCCTAGTATACTAATAATAGCTATACAATAACATGACTAGAGCCGTTGACCTTCTGAAAAACAAATTTGGTGTTTCTCAACTTTATAAACATGATGTAAAACAGAATGACGAGATTGTTCTTACTGTCTATTGGCATCCTTTGACGATTGCAGAAAGGGAGTCGATTCAGAAAAAAAGTGGTTCTGATGATGCAAATAATTATGCTCTTCAGTTAATGATAGAGAAAGCATTAGACAAAAACGGTGACAGATTATTTCAAGACGGAGATAAAGCTTCGTTAAGAAGAGAAATAGAGGCAAATATATTACAAGAAATACAACTAGCAATGATAGAAGCAGGAATCAATAAGGAGGTTGAGACAGCAAAGGCTGATTTGAAAAGCAAATAATGATTGGCGATTTATATATTCGTTAGCCAAAGAATTAGGTAAAACTGTCAATGAATTATGTAATGAACTTACAGTAGAAGAGCTATTAGGATGGATTGCCTATAATGAGTTAGAAAGAGAAGAATATGAAAAACAAAGAGATCAAACTCAAAAACCTAGTGCTTTACGAGGTAAAAAGAGGTAATATAGAGAAAATGTTTTAATTTTTGTAGCAAGTGGCTAATTATACTGTTGATATTGGTATTGCCATTAAAGGTAGTGAAAAAATAACTAGGTTTAATAAACAATTAGAAACTACTTCAAAACAACTAAAAGCAGTAAATGAACTTGTAAGAGGACAAGAAACATCAGTTGGTGCTTTAGTCAAAAGTTTTGATAATTTAAATAAAAGTTTAGGTCAGGCAAAGAATAATTTTAATGCTGTAGCATCTGGAACAAGGTTACAGGAGAAAGCTGCAAGGCAATTAATTAGAGCAGAAAAAGATCTTAATAAAGAGTATCAACAACGTGAGGTTCTTTTACAAAGGTTGAGAGGTACAGGAGCTATGAATCTGCCTGGAACGGGCGTTGGTAGAGATCCTGTTGCAAGTTCTATACAACGTAGAAGAAGAAAATTATCAAGAGGTGCTAACCAATATAGTTCTGCTATCGGTCCTGTTTCTCCTTTTCCTGATACTGGATTGGTTACAGGTGCAAGTTCTTCATTAGCACCTGGTCAAAGTTTATTGGGACAGAGTGTAAAAATTGAAGATTCGTTAAGAGAAAGAATGGCAATACAAGATAAATTATTTCAAATGGAAATAGGTCAGACAGAAGCAGCAAAAGAAAGAACAAAACAACTTAATAAACAAAATAATGAGTTGAGAAGAATGAAGGTAGAAAATCAACGATCATTATATGATAATACATATACTCAATATTCTGGACCTATTGGGCCAGGAATGGCATCCCCAATAAACCCAGAAGCTATTATAGGTCAACGCATAGAAGAACAGAAAAGAATACAGAGGAGACAGGATAGATTATTGAGAGTAAGAAGAGGAAGAGATTTACAAGCTAGGATGTCTAATGCTAGATCGAATGCAATTATTGGTGGTATGTTTCCTTTATTGTTTGGTCAAGGTTTAGGTGCTGCAGCTGGTGGTAGTATTGGTGGTGGTATTGGGGGTGCAAAAGGTGGACAGTTTGGATTTGCTTTTTCTTTATTAGGTACAGTTGTAGGTTCTTCTTTAGACAGGATGGTTGGAAGTCTAAGAGAATTTGGTGAAGCATTAGATACTACTGACAATGCTTTGAAAATGATGACAAATCGTAATTTATTCAGTAGTAAAGCTATACAAAAACAAGCAGAATCATTAAAAAGACAAGGCAAACAAGCAGAGTTAACGGAACTTATTACTAGAGATTTAAGTAATTCTTTAGGAGCTCTTTCTTTAGATGGTGTACAAAAGTTTAGTTCAGAGATGGAAGAACTTACTAGGCAATTTGGTTTATTAACAACGCAATTTCAATTATTAGCAGCAGGGCCATTGGGTCGTATTATTGAAATGATAAATAGTGGTTTAGGGAGACAAGTTTTAGAATCAAGGATAAGTAATCAGTTAAGGGCATTAGAAAAGGCAGATCCTCAGAAATTTAAACAATTTTTAGAAAGCAATCAACGGTCAAGGGATGAAACAAATAGAGGTAGATTTGAAAATATTCTTAATAGATTAAATAATAATCCAATAGCTGCATTTGATACCAACATAGGTCCAGGAAATTTTCAGTTTGCAGGTCGAAGCGATGAGGTTCTACAAGGCATTAGTTCAGCTTTAGACCCAATATTAAAAGGATTGGGTATAACGAGTGGTGGTCTTGGAAAGAATGATATGGATAAAGCAATGGCTCTTCTTGAAACTGAAACAGGTAATTTACGAGCAAAAAATGAATCCTTAAGAAGTTCTTTTGGGATTGAGTCTGCTATTGCTGTCCTAAGAGAAAAGTATGTTGCCCTTGATGACGAGATTCTTGATAATTTAGAGATTAAAGCAAGAGAACAATTAAAAACAAATGAGAGGTTAGAAATTGAAAATCATCAACTTCAAATGACTTTAGACTTATATAAAAATATCGCTATCAGTATTGAAAATGGAATTGTTACTGCCATTGAAGGAGCAATAGAAGGAACAAAAACTTTAGGTGATGTCGCAAGGTCAGTTTTCTCGGAGATTCAGAGGTCATTAATTCGATTTGGTGTAAATTCCCTTCTCAGTAGTATTCCTGGTTTTGGTAGATTTTTTAGGGCTAATGGTGGTCCTGTTAGTTCTGGTAAAAGTTATATTGTTGGTGAACGTGGCCCAGAATTATTTACTCCAAATGCAGGAGGTCGTATTACCTCTAATGAAAACCTCAATGCAGGTTCAACAAATATTGCAATAAATGTAGATGCTTCTGGTTCTTCTGTTGAAGGTGATGAGCAGAAAGGTCGGGAGTTAGGACAAATGCTTTCAGCAGCGATACAATCAGAACTGATTAAACAAAGAAGACCTGGAGGATTATTAACATAATGGCTACTTTCCCCTCGATCAAACCGAGTTATGGATCACAAAAAACAACTAACCCTGCCATACGCACTACAGAGTTTAATGATGGCTACCAGCATAGGATTAAATTTGGGTTGAATACAAGACCTGCTATTTGGGGTTTAACTTTCGATGTTTCAGAGACAGATTCAGATACTATAGA